AGATAGTTCAACAATAGTATTTGGCTTAGCAGCTATTAATGGAATAGGATACGCAGTATCAGAAGCAATCTTATCGAATAGAGATGTAGATAAACCATACACTTCGATGCATGACTTTTTGAGAAGAACCAATCCAGCAGTATTAAAGAAAGGCACTCTTGAACACCTTGCTGCAAGCGGAGCTTTTGATGAACTGATAGACAGAACTCTTGACCAGGACTTTGGCAGAAGAACTGAACTGAGTATATTAGAAAGAGAAAAAGAAGAGCTTGGAATATACGTATCTAAAAATCCAGTTGATGGAATTTGGGATCTCCTTTCTGAAAATATATCTCATGAAATAGTTGAGCTAGAAGATGTCAATGCAGGGAGCAGAGTATCTATCTCTGGAATCATTTCTTCATTTAAAAAGATAATGACTAAAAAAGGATCAAGAATGTACAAGTTTAATGTACAGGATATATCTTCTGATATTGAAGTGATTGTGTTTCCAAGAGAGTCTAAAAATTACGATGAAGATTTTTTCTCTAATGGAGAAGTTATTAATATAGTTGGCACTCTAAATAAAGAGGGTGATGAAGAAAATTCTACTAATAAAATAGTATTAAATTCATGTGAGAAAGTAGACCTTTCATATTTTTCTGGAGGAAGACCTATCTATTTAACTTCTAATAAGTTAATAACAGAAAAAACTATAAATAAATTGTATGCTATAATTAATGAGAACACTGGAGGTTCTTACGTCTTCGTTGATATAGATGACGGAGATAAGAATCTTAAATTTAAGTTTAATAAAACAACATCAATAACAATAAAAGACAAACTAGAAGAATTAATAAAGGAGATACAGTGAGTGCAAAAGGAACCCATAAGAATCCAGTTGAGAACTGGTGCTGGACCTTCTGTTCATCTTGCAACAGATGCCAGGACAAGGGTAGATATACTAAATGCAACGGATGCTCAGGAAGATATGATCCAGAGGGCAGAATAGACCCTCATCCAGAAGACTTCTGCGACTGTAAGAATGGTGTTCTTAGATGGAAAACACAAACAGGCAGATTAGTTATGACTAGATTTAAAAGTAATCCATTTAAGGGCCAGGTTACTTACGAAAAGAAAACAGAAGACGAAAGAGACTGGGACTCTTACGTAGGCGATATGAGAGAAAAACTTAATGACCCAACATATAACCCTATTGCTATAGTGGAAGAAGATTAAAATGCTTAGAAATGAAGTTGGAAGAATTGAAAAGAATAACATTACCCTGATCGAATACGAAAGTGCTGTAGTAAATTACTCAAGCAATTTCTTTATTCAGCTAGGCGTAGTGGGAGTTCACTGCACTCAAAAAGAACTAGAAGACTTATATACAGTGCTAGGTTACTATTTAAATATAGATAACTATTCTGAATGTAAAATAAAGATAGGTGGAGAATATGTGGCCATACAATGAAGATGACAGCATGGAGCTAGGAACTACTGGCTGGATCCCAATCGGAGAAGGTAGCTTTAAGCATAAACTGACTGGGCATATTATAGATTATACCGGAATTGAGTATGATGAAAATGGAAAAATTGTATTTGATCCAAACCAACCAAAAGAAATAAACGAATGACCATAGAAATTAAAAGAATTGAAGATATAGAACCTTTTCAAAAGTTAACTCTTACTGACTTTAGTTATTCAAGAATAGATACATATGAGATGTGTCCTTCTAAATATTTCTTTTCCTACATCAAAAAAGAACCAAGACAGTTTGGTGAAGCAGCAGTACTGGGAAATATAGTCCATGCAGTGCTAGAAGATCTAGTCTCTGACAAAGAGCCACTTGCGTTGGATGAGATGCATGGTTCGTACCTACAGAAGATATCTGAATACGACCCTGATAATTTAATATCTAATCAATTGCTAGATGCAGGCACAGTTATTATAAATGACTTTTACGATGCTAATGAGAATAAGCTTTTTGATGTTTATGAAAAAGAAATGTCTTTTAATTTTATTATAGGAAACTATTCGATAATAGGATACATAGACAGAATAGACGTGATAGGCGATGACGTTCATATAGTTGATTATAAAACTGGCAAAAGAGAAGTAGCACAGAAGAATATAGCAGAGAATTTACAGCTAGGAATTTATGCTCTTGCTGCCTCAGTTAAATTTCCTCGGAAAAAGAATAACTGGATCACTACACTACTTGAGAACTGGCAGACTAAAGTCTCATCAGTATTCTGAGCAAGACTTGGAAGATACCAAAGAAAGATTGATATCTAGAATAGATAAAATCATTCAAGATACTAATTTTATTCCCACAAAGAACGAAAGAGTTTGCTCATTCTGTGACCACGGTAGGAGTGGGGCATGTGGTATCGGAGCAGTAAGATTTAAAAAGTTTAATAGAGATATATAAAAAAATCCCCCTGGAAAATCCAGGGGGATTAATTATTTAATTAATGTTTTAAATCAGAAGTTTTCTGAAGGGTATGAATCTGTAGAAGCTGCAAAATCGAAGTCATTCTCGACGACCATTTTGACTGCTTCCTTGTGTGTGAAACCAATCGTTGAGAGATCGTCAATAACGCTCTCATTGATGGTCTGACTCATGCTGTTGATAATTGTGTTTAATGTGTTCATGACAGGAATCCTATCACCTTTCTGCCTTGGTGGCAACTTGTTTACTTTTATTTTGTTTTTTGTTCAAATATAAAGTATAATATATTTGATGTCTTTGACACAGAGAAGGATAGCAGTATGACAACAGAGAATGCAACCCCAGAGCAGTATTTTTTTTCCAGGCGAAAGAAAAAATCTCAGCCAGATTTTAAAAAGCTAAAGGCCAACGCTATAGACATATCTATCCTAGAGGAAGATGATACCAAAACCGCAAAGGGAAATGCCTACAGGCATACAAAAAGTGGATATAGAAAAGACTTGGGCATAAATCTAAGATCAAATTGGGAAGCAAATTTTGCAAGGATATTAAATGCTTACGAAATATTATTTGAATTTGAACCAAAAGTTTTTACCTACCCAATCAAAAGGGGAACTAAGGGATATACACCAGACTTTTATTTTCCCAAGCTTGATGAATGGGTTGAGATAAAGGGATACTTAGACGACAAGAGTAAGATAAAACTCAAGAGATTTAAAAGGTATTATCCAGACGAGTTTAATAAGCTCACCTTTATCATAAGTAAATATTCTACAGCAGCTAAGAAATTTGCTGAAGAGCTAGATATTCCACTGGTTTTGTATTACGAAGACATCAAAAATGTTTATATGGAAAAGATCGCAAACTGGGAAGGAAACTAGTATGGGGAGTTATAGGGAGCAGTATTACACTCTCAAAGAAGAGGAAATGCAGGCCTTAATTAAAAGGTCAAAAGAAGGAGACGAAAAAGCGTCGATAGAGTTGTTGAATGTATTTAGCAACTTCCTTACAAAGTACGTGACAATGCTACATGTTGGCAAGTACAGTATTAACGACTATGACATCAGGAGATTTATATCTTTATTTATCAAAGATGCCTATGTCAGATTTGCATTAATGAAGAATAAACTTAATTCTGATCAGTCAAAGATTGTTTTTGAAGCAATGAATCGGAATCAATTACATGACAAAAAGATACTGTACAGAAGAAGAAGTGAAGCACACTGTTGAGGTGACCTTCTTTCAGTGTATAAAAAGATACGAGAAGAAAGATTCTGAAAAAGGACCTATTCCATTCAGCGCATTCTTATATAGTTATTTCTTTTACTTACTTAAAAAGAACGTTGATACTTTCTTAATAGATCAGCTTGGAAGAAAGTCTTTCCCTCTCATGCAACGGAAGTGCGTCTGATGATCAAAGGAGAGAGTCAGAGGGAATAACTATTGACGTAGATACAATAGAGCATGCCTTCACTGATCTTTTCTTTTCAGAAGAGATAGATGAATTTTGGGTACTAGGAGAAACAGCTACTACTCCTTTTGATGAGTTAACAGTTCAAGAAAGACAGTTAATCAAGTGGAGATTTATTGACAAGAAGAGATCTTCTGAGATAGCATTAAAGATCACTGAACACCCAAACACGGTAAGAGAACATATTACTAAGATTAAAATAAAACTCAAAGAAATAGTCATCAAGAACAACAGTATTGATGGTATAATTATACCAATAAAGTTTGACTAAAGTTTGATAAGGATTGATTTGTGAACACAGAGTCTGTTAAAGTTTTATTAGATAACTTGTCTAAATTTCTTGGACCACAACTCCAAGAGGTTATAGCTGCTATAGCTGATAATAATGAAATAGAAAAATACTATATTGAGATACCAGATGCTAATTATGTTGATCTTACGATATACGATCTTGCATCATTAGTAGCTAGATCGTCCAATGTGTATGGCCGTGCAGCAAGATTCGCCGGCATTGCAAGAGCACAATACAAGATACTAGAAGGCCAATACAAGAAAGTCTATAAGGTTAACAGAATAGGCAAGAACGAGGCTGAGAGAGAAGCTAATGCATTCAATGCTGCAGACAGCCAGCATGCAGCCCTAACGGCTGTAGAGGCTATTGTACAGCTAGCAGAGTCTATGGAATCAGCAGCCAGAATATCTTCCGAGTCTGCAAGAAAACTAATGGATAAAGTCCAGTCAATGCAGGTGGCTTCTTCAAGAGAAGAAAAAGGATCTTTTTCCGATAACGATTTTAGGACTTTTTAAACATGTACATAGGACATTATAAATCAGTAAACGCTAGTAAAGAATTCTACTCTTCTGTTAGAGACCAATTAGATTTTCCAACTCAAGCAATATTAGATGGGGAAAGATACTTGCTACTTGCAACGCACTTTGCTGCAACTAAATCTCAAAAAGATAATATCAATAGCCGAGCTAGTCAGTTGGGAATTAAGACTGACGTAAAAGTTGACTGACTAAATGAATATAGAAGTTTTTTGTGATGGAGCGTCTAGGGGACAAGGTCAAAAAAAGGTCGGAGAAGCTTCATGTGCAGCAGTAGTATATAAGAATAGAAAAAAAGTTGCTCAGTTTGCTAGAGGTCTAGGGCCGAGAAGTAATAATGAAGCAGAATATGAGGCAGTGATAGCTGCGTTATTAATATGTTCAATGTCAGATTTTTTAGATCCTATTATATATACAGATTCAGCTGTTGTTGCAAATCACATAAACGGAAAATGGGTTTGCAGAAACTCATCTTTAATACCTCTTCTTATGACCATAGAAGACATAAGACAAGAGTATCCTTTTAGGGTTTTACAAGTTGACAGGTCCTTTGTTTGGGAGGCAGACTTCTTGGCAAACGAATTTTTAGATCAATTAAAACAACGAAAACAAATAATCAACAAAAAATAGTGGTATAATATCTTTCATGGAAAAAAACATTAAATCAAATTCACCAATCATTCTAGGATTAGCTGGAAAAGCTGGTAGTGGAAAGACATCTGTGGCAGAACAGATAGTTCCAAAGGGTTCTTTCTCAACTTCTTCGTATGGAATAGTATGGGATCACATTTTCTACGCCCTTCCTATTTATGAGTTCTCTTCTATCAGAAGAACTATCTCTGGGGTAAATGAAGATTCTAGACAGCTGTATGCAATACATTCAGTTCTCTATGATATATATGGATCTTCAGCCATAGGGTCTATTCCCAACTATGAAGACTTCATAGATAGAGTTAATAAGATCAAGAATCTTCCAATAGAACCAGAAGGATATAAGCCAAGATCGTTCCTCCAAAATGCTGGAGACATATGCAGAGAAGGATTTGAAGATTGCTTTGCTAAGTGGGGAATATCAAAGGCAAATAAGATCTACAATAATTACATTAGGTCAGCCGATGAAGATTCAGCTCACTTCGCAGCAGCATTTGCAGTGATTATATCTGATGTAAGATTTGAAAATGAAGCTAGAACAATCCTTGAACAGCCTAACGGAATGGTCGTGTGCTTTGATGCCGATCAGTCAGTTCTGGATCAAAGAATTTTAGCTAGAGATGGTACACTTATGAGTGATGAACACATGAATCATAAGTCAGAACAACAAATCTCCATAGTAAAAGAGATGGCAACAGCCGTAATAGATACAACAAATATGGATATAAAACAACAAACAAAAGCAACGCTAGAAGCAATAGGAGTACTGCAGGTGCAAAGTGCCTAAGATAAGTAAAAACGCATTAGAACAATCGATAGACTCCCCATTAGACCAGGTGGTAAATTTAATGACTCAAGAAATAACAGTTTCTACTAACCCAGTTTTTATCTGTGGTGTAAATAGAAAAATTAACATAGGCAATTTTGAAAATATAGATGTGTATGCAGGGATTACAATTCCCCTTACAGACATAGACCCTTCAGACAGAGAAGCTCTATCGGAAGCCGTCAAGCAGGCAGCTGCAGACGGTTTTGGGATAGTTTCTAGAGAAACTGGTGAGAGATACTCGATCATCAAGGAATCTCAACAGGGCAAATAAGGTTTAGTTATATACTATAGAGCTTGCAATTTTAGCTTTTGTAGTGTAAAATTAAAATCCAGCTTTAAAACAGCTGAAAATCTGGAGACTAGGCCTAAAGGTTACCAGGTTTTGAATTAATTCAATCAACAAGAAACAAGGAAAACAATGATTAAGAAACTAGCTAGTATTTTTAAAAAAAGAGCATTAAAATTTAAGGGAGATAACGCTATTGTAAACAGTGTTATTGATCAAGTAGTTGCCGATGTAGAAGAAGTTGCAGAAAAGGTTGAGGAATCTGTCAAGGTAGTAGTTGACGTAGCCACTAAGGAAGCAGCAGAGGTTGTTAAAACCGTAGAGAAAAAGGTTCCAAAAACTCCAGCCAAAAAGCCTACAGGGACTTCAACTGCAACCAAGCCAAAGCCAAAGGGTAGACCTAAGAAGTCATCCTGATTTATTAAACGGGGTAACTCTTTCCAATAATGGGGGAGTTATCCCGTTTTTTGCATTACTATAGCATCTATGTCTACAGCACAGTATCGCAGAATCATTAAAAGTTCTTGGTCAAACACAAATGAGCAAAGACATTTAGATCAGCAATATGAGGTTGAAGTAAATATTCAACAACAAAATAACAACATAGCTATACCTGAAGAAGAGTAATAAACATTATGGCCATAAAGCAAGTCATCGGAATGTCTCGTTTTACATATGTAACAAAGCCTAAAATGGGAACAAGTAGAGTATTAAATGGCGTAGTAATGCCTTTACCAAAAGTAAAAAAAACAGATATAAATAAATTTAAAGGATCTAAATCAAATGGCAAAAAAGCAAGTAGCTCCAACAAAAAGCGCTCCAAGTAAAAAAAGTTCTTCGTCACTATCATCTGACTTTATGTACAATGTTGTTCCTACAAAGTCCGAAAAACCATCTCGCAAGAAGAAGTAGTGCAGTGGCAGCCAAGAAAGATTCTCGCTTAACTAAAGCTGGTGTATCAGGTTTTAATCAACCTAAGCGTACTCCTAGTCATCCAAAGAAGTCTCACGTAGTGGTCGCTAAGGTTGGAGACAAGGTTAAGACGATTAGATTTGGTCAACAGGGTGTGTCTGGATCCCCTAAGAAGCAGGGTGAGTCAAAGTCATACGCAGCTAGAAGGAAGTCTTTCCAAGCTCGACACGCGTCCAATATAGCTAAGGGTAAAATGTCTGCAGCCTACTGGGCCAATAAGGTAAAGTGGTAGTCTGATGGAAGCAGTTTTAGTAGCACTTATAGCAGCTGTTGGTGCAGTCGTCGCAGCACTTGTGCAAATGGGTCGCAAAGAAAATAAGAGTGACCACAACGTAGTCGCTAATTTGCTTGTGAATGTAAAGGATGATATTATTCATTTACATCAAAAGCTTGATCATTTAGATGATCAGGTTGATAAGGTCGACGATAAGATTGATGTACATCTTAAATCTCATCGAAGAAAATAATACTAGTATTAAATCAAGGAGAAAATAAAATGGCAATGAAGAAAGCTTCAAGCAAAATGTCAAAAGGCGGAAGTGTTTCTGCCCCAGAGCCAAGCGTAAGCACGGGTCAGGCAAAAATGGGCGTTCGCCCAATCAAGGACACTAAGGGTAAGAACATCGAGAAAAAAGGTACTTCGGCTCCTAAGCCTTCAGTAAGTACTGGTCAGATGAAGGTTGCAAAGCGTCCAATCAAGAA